CAAGACTCCAGGGCAAATCCTTTGTAAGGAGGGTGTATCATGGGTACGACACGTTTTTCCGGTCCTGTTATGTACAGCGGCCATGGTAGTGATTCTAGCGGGCTTGGTTCGTGGTTTAAGAACCTGCCTATTCAGGTTAATCCTGATTATATCTTCAAATGTGATGATTTTGTTGGTGTTGATATTGATGACACCGATGACTGGACCAAACAGGTTCTCAATAGTGGCACCCTGACGCTGCTCGCTGATCATGTTGGTGGTTGGGCAAAATCTACAGGAGATGGATCTACTGATAATTCGGGTGGCTCAATACAAGGTAATGAGATTTTCATGGCGGAAGCCAGTAAGAACATTTACTTTGAGGCCCGTGTAGCAGTGGCTGACGCTGACGACATGGATATGTTTGTTGGGTTGGCTGAGAACGGTACATTTGCTACCGGAGTGCCATTTACTGCCAGTAATCAGATTGGGTTCCTTCTTGTTGAAGGTGCGGCTGATATCTACGCGAATTGCGACAGTGGTGGTACGGAAACCAAGACCGATACGGGCATTGATTTTTCGGACGGAGCAGAATCTAGCTCTAATATCACCAATAGCCGTCAGCTTGGGTTTGTTGTCAAAGGAACGGGCGAAGTTCAGTTTTATGTAGACCGTGTTCTCGTGACAACTACGACGGCCAACATACCAACCTCTGCGCTAACACCCTGGTTCTGTGCCATGTCTGGGACGACTACGGCAGATGCTGCTTGGTGTGATTACATCCATGTTGCTGCTCAACGTGTTACTAATGGTATGACCCAGTACGGTTCTGCCGTATAGGAGGTTTCCATGGCGAAGAAGTCAATCAAACGACGTGCTCGAACTGGGACAGGTACGTTTGTTCCGGATGATCCGAGCACTCCTGAGAATGAGGCTTGGGTTCGTCCCGTAGTAAAGAAGGCTTCTAAGTTCTCTTATGGGATAGATGCCAAGAAGGATTTTCCTCCTCCGGGTACACCAAAGTATAAGATGATGGTTCTCGCTGGAGAGATCAAGGAGTAGATCATGGCCGATGCTGTAACCACTACTACTGTGATAGATGGACCACGAGAGGCTGTGATCTATTGCACTAATACCAGCGACGGTACTGGGGAATCTGCGGTTACTAAGGTCGATGTTTCCGCTTTGTCTTCTCGTCAAGACGGCACCGCATGTACCGGGGTACGAATCAAGAAGCTAACTTTTTCTAATGTTGGTATGGGTGTAAAGGTTCTTTGGAATGCTTCGACTAATGTTATAGCGGCGGAGCTTCCTGCGGATTATTCAGACATCCTGGATTATTCAGACATCAGTGGTCTTCCAAATGTAGCGGCATCTAGTGGGAAGACTGGAGATATTAAGTTCACCACGGTGGGACATACCAGTGGTGATACTTATTCAGTCGTCCTGTATTGTTTGAAGGAATATTAGTAGGGTTAGGGTTGAGCCATGCCAGAGGATCAGTCCCGGAAAAACGAGCTTGATATTCTGGAACTTCGAGGGGATATAAGGCTCCTTTCACAGAAGCTTGAGACAGTAAAGGTTAATGATTTGGTGCATATCCAGAAAAGCGTAGATGGTATACAGAGGATACTCTGGGCAGTTGGTGTAATAGTTCTGGGCCATTTAGGCGTTGCCATGAAGGTGGCATTATGGGGCTAAAATGAGGGATTTTGACTATCATGGCTGTTTCTGGATCTAAGGATTTTGAACCGAATGTAGCGGAATACATAGAAGAAGCCTTTGAGCGTTGTGGCGCTGAGTTACGGACGGGGTATCAAGCAAGGACGGCCAGACGCTCCTTGAACCTCTTGCTTGCGGATTGGGCGAATAGGGGTCTCAACCAATGGACCATACGCCAAGTAACGCAGAATTTAGTTGTAGGAATCACGGAATATCCAGTAGGAACTATAACGTTAAGCGTTGCCGCTAGCGGCTCATTTACTGTTGGCGAGACTATTACTGGGGGCACGAGCGCTGCAACAGCCTCTATTATTAGTGCTCCGACGGCAACCTCCATGACAATCACCGTTCCATCTGGCACCTTTTCAGCTTCTGAGACAATTACAGGTGGAACGAGTTCGGCTACTACAACGGTATCTTCTGCGGTATCTCTTGAGGACACCCAAGCTACCATAGATGTCCTTACCGCTGTTGTCCGGCGCAGCAGCCAAGATCTTTCTACTAGCGCCATTGATCGTGCGGCCTATTTAGATATCCCTAATAAAACAAGCACGGGGCGTGTCACACAGTACTTTGTGGATCGTCAAATAACACCCGTCATTAAGGTCTGGCCCTCCCCGGAAAACAGTACCGACCAGCTTATTTATGATCGTATTGTCCGGATCGATGATGCAGATACCTCCGTTAATACGGTAGAAATGCCATTCCGATTTTATCCCTGCCTGTCGGCGGGTCTTGCTTATTATTTATCTATGAAAATAGCACCGGACAGGGTTCAATTGTTGAAGGGCCTCTATGAAGAGGAGTTTCATAGAGCTTCCTTGCAGGATAGTGCCACAACCTCCATCAATCTTGTTCCAACGTATACCTTTATAAGTGCGGTCTAGTGATGGCTAAGTATTCTTCAGAGAAATATGCTTTAGGTATCTCTGATAGGTCTGGCGTGGCCTATAAGTTACGAGATATGAGGAAAGAGTGGAATGGGTTCCTTGTAGGTTTTGACGAATGGGAAGCAAAACAGCCCCAGTTGACACCTCCACGGATAACGGCAGATTCGCAGGCACTCCGTAATCCGAGACCTGACAGGACGGAACCCGCAGTAATCGTACTCTTGCCAATGAACCCTTTCCGAAGTGGGGATAGTGGTTCAGCCGTCATCACTGTCTCGCAACCAGGACACGGACGTACTACCGGGGATACCGTAAGGTTTCGGTCTGTAGAATCTTTTGACGGGTTTACGGAGAGCGCTATAGAGAATGCGTCTGGGTTTTCCATCACAAAAGTTGACGATGACACTTATACATTTACGTCTGGCAGTGGAACCGCATCTACGGGTGATGTAGATGGTGGTGGTGGTTTTGCTTCAGCGGGTCCTGTAACAGTGAGTGCGTGAGATGGCTTTTACTTTTACTACATTAAAGACGGCAATTCAGGATTATACAGACAACACGGAAACAACTTTCACGGGTCAACTGTCCCGCTTCATTATTAATGCTGAAGAGCGCATCCTGAAGGAATGCCAGCTAGACGTATTCCGCAAATCTTCTCAAGGTTCCGCTACATCTGGAAATCAGTATCTAGCCAAACCTTCCGACTTTCTGTCTCAGAATTCGTTAAGCGTTATCAATTCCTCCAGCAAGGAGTTTCTTCTTTATAAGCAAGTAACGTTTCTGCAAGACTACACTCCGGACCCTACCACTACGGGCACCCCGAAATATTATGGGGACTGGGACGATACGTCCTTCCTTCTAGCTCCTACCCCAGATAGTAACTACACAATGGAACTGCATTATTTTTATCGCCCCACGTCTATTACGGCTAGTGGGGACGGAACAAGTTGGTTAGGGACAAACGCAGAACTAGCTCTTCTGTATGGCAGTCTTGTAGAAGCATATACCTTTATGAAAGGGGAGGCGGATCTTCTCAAGTTTTACAATGATCGGTTCATGGAATCTATTCAATGGCTCAAGAACCTCGGAGAGGGCCTCCAGACCCGTGACCAATATAGGTATGACCGGGTGCGGAGAAACGTAGCCTAATGTTAAATGTGAATGGAGAAGGGGAAATTGGGAGTGTTTCGGTGTTCACTTCGGTGGATTCCGGTCATAGTCCAGAGCAAATAGCGGATATGGCCCTTAATAAGATTATGCTTATTAATGAGACCGCGCCTCCTGTTATACGGGATCAGGCTATTGCTCATAAGGAAAAATTGCGGGAAGTCTTGGTTTACTATATGACTAGCATGGCGAAGAGTGAGAGAACGACGATCTGGGCTTTGATGAAGAAGCAGGGCCATGACGACATTGCAGAGATTATAAGGAGGCTATAATGGCTGTTGGCACGTCCGCAATGTGCGGGACATTTAAAAGAGAGATACTGGCGGGTATACATTTCTGGACCGCGCATAGTCGTGGGGATTCCAGTGCAATTTCTGCTGATACGTTCAAGATTGCTATGTTTACCAATAGCTCTAATATTGACGCAGATACCACGGGGTACACAACCAGCAACGAGGTTAGCGGTACTAATTATACTGCGGGGGGTAATTCATTAAGCAGCCCCACTATTGGTCTCGCTGATAACAGTAGTTCTGTCCCCACGGCATATCTGGATTTCGCAGATAGTACTTGGTCCAGTTCCACTATCAGCAGCGCCAGAGGTGCTTTGATCTATAATTCTACTCTGAGCGGCGCGAGCACGGGATCTGCAACTACGGCTGCGGCGTATCCTGCGGTGGCGGTTATTAATTTTGGTGGCGACAAGTCTTCAAGTGCGGGGGACTTCACGATTCAATTCCCTGCCAACGATGAGAATAACTCGATAATCAGGATTTCGTAATGGCTCTAATAACTGGTTGGGGTAGGAGTACCTGGAACTCAGGAACCTGGAATAGTCCGGTTCCTGTTGAGGTTACGGGTGTGTCCGCCGCCAGTGCTATTGGCTCTGTGACGGTTGCTCTGCCTGTTGAGGTTTCGGTTACGGGCGTATCCGCCGCCAGTGCCATAGGTTCGGCTTCCGTGATCGTTCCAGTTACGATCTCGGTTACGGGCGTATCCGCCGCCAGTGCTATTGGCTCTGCGACCTTAGTAACGAACTCCATATTGTCTCCAACAGGCGTCTCAGCGGCAAGTGCCATTGGCTCCATTCAAGTAAACTTTGCATTCTCGGTAGAGGGAGTGTCGGCTCAAGGTCTGGTGAACAACGCCATGGTCTGGAGTCGTATAGATCCTTCGCAGACGCCAAGCTGGGCAGCAATAGACGCTTCTCAGACACCAAGTTGGACAAAAATAGCGGCATAGGAATAAAGTCATGGCCTCCTCATACACAACAAATTACGGCATTGAAAAGATAGGTTCTGGGGAACAATCTGGATCCTGGGGAACAACGACCAATCATAACCTGGACATTCTTGATAGGATTGCTTCCTATAAGGCGGTGGGTCTCTCTGGAACCACGCACACTCTTACCATACGTGAAGCATCTCCGGGGTCTGGTACGGAAAATCTTCAAGATGGGATGTATCGTGTGATTAAGTTCACAGGCGCTTTGGGTGCCAACAACACGGTTACCATAGCCCCCAACACTGCTGCGGCCTACTTCATATTTATCAATGCCACAACGGATTCAGGATCCAGTGGTCCGTACTCTGTAATCCTGACTCAAGGCAGTGGCGCGAACATAACCGTAGAGAACGGGAAGTCCGCTATTGTTTATTGTGATGGGGCGGGCTCTGGGGCAGCGATTGTAGATGCGGTTTCCAATTTGGCATTAGCAACGATAACAGCTTCTGGTGACATAACCTCAAGTGGGACCTTCAATGCTTTGGGTGACACAGCGGCTAGCGACAAGGCTGCAATGGGGTACACGTCAGCGGAAGGCTTGATTTTGACGGGTCAAGGATCCACCAACGATGTAACGATCAAGAATGACGCGGATGGTGACGTTATTGCGATCCCAACGGGGGGTACGAATGTCACTGTTGCCGGGAAGTTAAGCGTAGGGGGAGATACCGCTGCTGGTGATGACGCAACTATTGGATACACGTCAGCGGAAGGCTTGATATTAACCGGACAGGGTAGCACCAACGATGTAACGATCAAGAATGACGCAGATGCGGATGTCATTACTATTGCCACTGGTGCAACGAATGTTGACATTGTTGGGGATGTAACTGCGTCTACGGTAAATGCGGACGGCGATACTTCGGCTGGTGATGGCGCTGCGATGGGCTATACTGCGGCAGAGGGTCTGATACTAACTGGTCAGGGTAGCACTAACGATGTCACGATCAAGAATGACGCTGACGCTGATGTCATTGAGATCCCTACGGGGGGTACGGATGTTACTGTTGCTGGCAAACTTACCGCTGGCAAGATCGTCCTAGCTGGTGTGAACACAGCCACATTGACGGGTTCTACTACCCTTGATTTTGCAACATATCAGAATTTTATTCTGACTTTGAACCCTTCTTCTGGTAGCAGCATCACCCTTTCCAATCCTTC